TAGAGGAAAATGGGCAAAATAATTTGGAATTGTCAAAAATAAGTGTTATATTTGTAATATGGATATTAGTAAATTTTTAGTAGATAAGTATGAAACCGAGCAATATGATTATAAAATATTGATTTATGGAAATTATACATTCAGAGATAACTTAGAAGCCGATTCATTAGTAGAAGTACTTCGTAGAGTTATTCCTTTTATGAGTGAAAGATGGAAAATTCACTTTACAATTCTTATACCCGAATTTGTTAAATCATTAAACTTTCCAAATGTAGAACAAAGGATTTACGCTTTACCTACATATATCAATCAAATGCGTACCCATTTCGATTCTACCCAATTTATGAAGATTATAGATTGGAAGAGAAACGATTGGGATATCATTTATACACATTTACCAGAACATACAAATCAAATAGCAAATTGTATATTTAACAATACAAATATAGCACCAAAGATTATTGGATACTCACATTGGTTCGAAGTACCTGAAAATGCTCCATATGCAAAAAATATGTTGGATGCATCGGTAGCAGGTTTACTACAAATGGATGAATGTGGTGTTAATAGTGATTGGTTAAAACAACTTACAATTAAACATGCAGCGAAACATTATAACCAAAATGTATTGGATAAGTTACAAAATATCATCCAACCCCATTATTTGGGAGTTGATAGAGTCAATCCCCGTAATGTATCTGACTATACGGACAAGACTGTAATTTTCAACCATAGAGATGCCGGATATACCGGATGGGAATGGTTTGTAAAATGTGTTGATGAGATTTGGGAAACAAGACAAGATTTTAAAGTATACACTACATTAGCACAAATCGACAGGCCTTGGAATGAGAGAGTTAAATTAACTGGCAGAGATGAGTATATGAATTTCCTATCTAAAGTTAAATTTGGTGTAGGTACATTCCAAACATATTCAGCTTGGAGTATTTCAACAACTGATGGATTTTCAGTAGGATGTCCTTACTTACTCCCAAATGGATTATGTTATCCTGAAATGGTTAGTGTGGCAACTGACCCGTATCCATACCTTTATGATGGTAGAGAAGATTTCATCAAACGATTCAATGAAATGTTGGATAATCCGATTACATATGATACAACCGAGTTGGCTAAGAATATGGTTTGGAATGAAAGGATTGCCAAATGGTTTAATAGCTGGGAAAATGTATTTGACTTAAAGGTAATGAGTGATACTGAATCATTGGGTAAAATAAAAGAACACATTAAAACCAAAGGATTCGTTACAAAAGAGGATATCCTAAAGTATATGGGATGGGGAGTTAGAATCAAATGGAACACTTATAGGAACGCTTTGAGAGAGGTTCCTGAGATTAAATTTACTAAGAATGGCTACGAGTGGATTTCATAATCCACTGGTAGTCAATCACTTATAAGATATTCAGATATATTTGGCAATATCAAAAAATTGTCGTATATTTGTTATAACAAAGGAAAAGTAAGATGGTTTAAGATACCTGAATTAAACTACTTTTACGATTGGGTTCGAATCCCAAAATCATCAATTTTATCAGGTTAAATTTATTATTATGAGTAAAGCTCAAACAAAAGCTGATGGGATATCAGCGCAAACAACTTACACAATTAATTATCCCACACAAATGATGCCCGCCGATATGACAATCGGATTTTGGGTAACAAACATTCAACCTTATTTAACAGTAGATGAGGACTTAATTCAAAGAATTTTTGAACCTTGGACATTCGCTAAAATCGAATCGTATTTAAAACGATTGGTTACAGGTACATCAGTTACTTCAACATTCATTATTGCAGACATTCAATCGATACATGATATTTTATGTGCAGAATGCGAAGAAGTTATGGATGAAGATGTAAAAGAATCCATTAATGAGAACATAGATTACTTTAAGGCTATGTTAGATGATAACAAAAAGTATTTGTTAATTGATGGTAAACATAGAGATGATGTAATCGAAAGAGTATTCGCTCCAAAAAATATCAAATCTATTATTAGATTTCCATCAAACGCTGGATTCAATTCATTATTCTTAGATAATCAAAAAAATGCTATTGATGTTTCTGGAAAAGCATTTTCGGATTTAAGCGATTCTCTTAAAGAATTTATTTTATCACAACAAATTTCAGTAGTTGTAATTACAACGGGTGATATTCAAACTCTACAAGAAACATTTGTTACCACCAATAGTGGGCTTGTATTATACAATATGGAACTTCGTATATGTACAATGTCTCCAAATGCGAGATACATTAGAAGTTTAACAAATTCCGATACTAATCCTGAGATATTCAAATTCTTCGAATACTTCGGAGGATATAGTAAGGATAAAGACCAATCTAAACGAGCAAAAGGTGATTTGCTGTTGTTAACAACTATTGCATCTTATTATACAAATGTATTAAAGAAGATTGATAATCCATTTAAAAACTTTTATAGTAAGGAGGCTTTGGATTCATTATTTACAGCATCGAAATCCCTTTCCAAAAAAGATAGAGCTATATTAACAACAGCTTTCTATAAATTAACATATGGTGCTTTATTAGAATACAAACCAAATGACAAATATAAGATTAATATATCTTGGGTAGGTTTTTTAAACTTAGCAGGATTTTATTTAAATCTTATTATGGGTAACACACCTGCTCTAAAAAATAGAGGTAAATATGTTATAATCAACGAAGGCAGAGAGGGTGAATTACTACATAATTTGGAAATTATGATTACCGATTTGCAAGATAGAGATAGATACATCTACGATGCCAAAGGTAAGTTGATACCAATGACTAAAAAAGATATATCTGGTAAAGATGTAGCTATCTTAGATAAGAAAGGATTACCTAAGTATTGGGAGAATGAGCACGGATTTCTTCGTAAAGACCGTAGTCCAACTGTTCAGAATTATAAATCTAAGCAAGAAATTATGGCTATCGAATTCGATAAAACTTATTTATCTGATTTAGAGGCTTTAGGTATTATAACATTGGTAGATACTCAAAGAGTAATGAGTAACTTTCAGAAACGAGTAACCGCAGTTAAGCAAAATATGGTAGATGCTTTTAGTGGCAAACGAATGAGTTTTGGAGATGTGACAACAGGTAGAACCGCAAAAGCGCATGTTGGCAAATATACTAAAGGTAATAGTGAGCAAGTAGTGGGTAGTTCTAAGGCTAATTTACACTCAAAAAGTGATGAAGTATTTTAATAATAATTGGGGAGAAAAAACTCCCCAATTTATTTGGTAATAACAAAAAATAGTTGTATCTTTGTTATAACAAAAGCCAAAAAGTTTATATTTAAATATAGGAATATATCGATATAAACCTCAACTTTAAAAACAATTTTCTAAAACTTAAAACAAAAAAAGCAATGGACATTTCATTAGCACTGAAGAGATTTAGCTCTCTTCAAAACAACACAAAGAAGTCGGATTCAATTTGGAAACCGGCAAACGGAAAATCTCAAATCCGTTTAGTACCTTACAAATTCAATAAGGATAATCCTTTTATCGAATTGTATTTTCACTACAATATTAACAACAAAACTTATCTATCTCCAATTTCATTTGGAAGACCTGACCCTATCGTAGAGTTTGCTGAAAAGTTAAAACGCACAGGAGACACTGATGATTGGAAAGCAGGTAAGAAGATGGAGCCAAAATTAAGAACATTCGCACCCGTTATCGTAAGAGGTAAGGAGAACGAAGGTGTTAAGTTTTGGGGATTTGGTAAGACTGTTTATCAGGATATCTTAGGTTACATCGCTGACCCGGATTACGGAGATATTACTGACCCAACTTCTGGTAGAGATATCGTATTGGAAGTAGTATCGGCTGAAGAATCAAATGCAGCTTATCCAACAACTACAATCAGAGTTAAACCTGCAACTTCTAAAATTTTAGATGATGCGGCTCAGGTTCAACAAATGTTGGAATCTCAAAAAGAAATTACGGAATTGTATTCTGAATTATCTTATGATGAGTTAAAAGGTGTGTTAGAGAATTGGTTAAATCCATCAGCACCTGCAAACGGAACAGGTAACCCTGTAAACGAAGCATTGGAAGCTCCTAAAGCACAACCTGCTAAAGTAGCACCACAATCATCAATTGGATTGGGTGGAACATCTGATATTAGTGGTGATTTACCTTGGGAAGATGAGGCTCCTAAAGCAGCTCCAAAACCAAAAGATGATGTAGCATCGGCATTCGATGATTTATTTAACAACTAATTAAACCAGTTACAATGGCAAAAAGAGAAGAAGATTTAGCAAGTTTACTTGCCGATTCTCTAAACAAACAAAATAAGGATGGTAAGATTGCATACTTCCTGACAGATGAAGGAGGCGACGCCCCTACAAATGTTAAAGATTGGTTATCTACGGGTAACGCAATGTTGGATGTAGCAATTTCCAATCGTCCTTATGGTGGATTGCCAGTTGGTCGTATTACTGAGATTACGGGTTTAGAGCAGAGTGGAAAATCTCTGCTCTCCGCCCATCTCCTTGCCGAAACCCAAAAGAAAGGTGGAGTAGCAGTATTGATTGATACGGAAACCGCAGTTAGTAGAGAATTTTTAGAGGCAATTGGGGTAGATATTTCAAAACTCCTATATGTTTCAGTTGATACTGTTGAAGGTATCTTTGAGGCATGTGAAACAATTATTGAAAAAGTAAGAACGGGTGATAAAGATAGATTAGTTACAATCGTAGTAGATTCAGTAGCAGCAGCATCAACAAAATTAGAATTAGAAGCTGATTATGATAAAGATGGTTTTGCGACTGGTAAAGCTATTATCATTTCCAAAGCAATGAGAAAGATTACCAATATGATTGGTAGACAATCGATTGCTTTAATATTCACAAATCAGTTAAGACAAAAGATGAACGCAATGTTTGGCGACCCTTGGACAACATCGGGTGGTAAAGCATTAGCATTTCACGCTTCTGTTAGATTGAGATTAAAGGGTATGGGACAACTTAAAGTTGGTGATAGAATCGTTGGTATCAAAGTTCGTACACAGGTTATTAAAAATCGTATGGGACCACCATTACGACACGCAGATTTCGATATCTTCTTTGATAGAGGTATTGATAACTACGGAGGTTGGTTAGCGGTTATGAAAGATTCAAAAATCGTAAAGCAAGGT